TCTATCAAAACAAAAGCACTTGGAAATATAAAGAGTGCTAATTTGAAAAATGTGATGGACGACTTTTTTAACGACTAATTAAAAAATTAATTAACAGAGGTTGTGGTCAAAAGCTACAACCTTTTTTATTTGTAAATTATGATTATATTAATTATTATTTTAACAGTTTTAGTACTTGTGTTAAGTTACACAAGCTATAACTTATTAAGAAAAAATGAAAAATGTGAGGATATGATTAAATCATATGAAAATTACATTGCTAACCTTTCAAGCACAATTGAGTTTTCAGACAAAAAACTTAAAGAAATAGATGCTAGAGAAATATTTAAAAGCGATGATGAAATAGGATGGTTCTTTAATCAAGTTCAATACCTGCAAGACGAATTAAATAAATTTAAAACTATAAAATAATGGCTAAAAAGAACTATTTTACTCAAGAAACTGAAGACGCTATTGTTTTATATAATAAAACAGAAGACCCGGCAATTAGGAGTAAGATTTATGACGAGGGTATTCACTATGCCTTTTTTAAACTTACTCAAAATATTATTCATACATTTAAATTTTATCATACTGAAGTAGAAAATATAGAAGATTTACAACATGAAATCATTACGTTTTTACTTAGTAAAATTCATTTATTTGATAATACTAAAGGAACTAAAGCATATTCTTATTTTGGTACTATTGTTAAACGTTGGTTAATATTGTACAACGAAAAAAATTATAAAAAGAAAATTACATCCATACCAGTATCTACTTTAGACGACGATAATTCAGAATCGTATGTTATGGAAGAACATAATTCACCTAGTGATAAATTATCGGCAAATGATAAATTAGCTTTATTTATGGATTTATATGTTGAGTATTGTACTTCAAACATTTATAAATTATTTCCTAAAGATGAAGATGCTAAGATAGCAGATGCTGTTCTTGAATTATTTAGAAAACGTGAAAATTTAGATGTATTTAACAAAAAGGCACTATATATTTATATACGTGAAATAATTGACGTTAAAACACCTAAAATAACTAAAATAACAGAAAAATTATTTGACATATATAAGCGTAACTATTCGTTTTACCTTGAAAACGGATATATAAAATTTCATTAATCCATATTTATCATCATGAACGGATTAGATTCTAATATATTCGGTGATAAAAAGTTTTCAGATTTGTTGAAAGAAATATACGACAACCAAAAAAAGAAAGAAAAACAAATCTCAACCTTAATCAGTGAATTAAAGCCACTAATTGAAAATATTGGTGACGCTACATTAATTGTTCCTTTAATTAAAGAATATCTTGAAATAGGAGTTAAAAACGACGAACAATTAATTAAAATGGCTACTATAATTCAACGTGTAGTAGCAAATAATGCCTCTGTAGAAGCAGGTGGAAGTTTACTTATATCTGATGAAGAAAAAGCTCAATTGTTAGGTGAAATAGATAAACTTAATAATAAAGAAAACAAGTAATGAGTGCTTTAGAAAATTATAGAAAAAGAGCTAACCCTGGTTCTACTAACCCAAATACAAATGCACTTTTATCTGGAAATTCTATTTTTGAAAAAACTAAAGGTGTTAGAGTATATAGTGTTGTATTAACTTCTAATCATCCTAGATTTAATGAATTGGGAGGATGGAATGCTTTAGGAGCAATAGAATATGTAGAAATATCTTCTAAAAACCCATCAAGCGCCAAACCATCAGTAGCATATCCATTTTACCCCAATATTAAACATTATCCACTAGTAAATGAGATAGTTTATATATTAGATCTTCCTAGCAATAGAATTTCTCAAGCACTTTTTTCTTCCGTTAAAAGATATTATATAGATTCAATATCATTATGGAACCATCCACACCATAATGCTTTACCACCTCCACCCACACCTGATACTTCATTAGAAATACTTAATGACTATAAATCATCAACAGCCGGTGGATTAGTTAGAAGAATAGTAGATGACCCAAATGTAGACAACCCTGATGGTACAGAAGCATCTGGTATATATTTAGGTAATACTTTTAAAGAAAAAGCAAATATTCATCCTTTATTACCATTTGAAGGAGATATTATATATGAAGGTAGATGGGGCAATTCAATTCGTTTTGGTAGTACTAATATTAATAATTATAGTATAAATCAAGCAATTGAAAATTATAATTGGTGGTCTGAAAGTTCTGATAAAAAGAATAGTGGAGACCCCATTACAATAATCAGAAATGGTCAAGGAAATAGAAGTGAAGAAGGATGGTCCCCTATCATAGAAAACCCAGATATAGATAATTCATCTATATATTTAACTAGTACTCAAAAACTGTCTACAATTAATGAAACATTTTCAAAACAAGAAAATAGGGGATATAACGTAGATAGTTACAAAAATTCAAATACACCACTTCCTACTTCTTTAGAGCAATATTCTAACCCCCAAATTCTTTTAAATTCAAATAGAATAGTTTTAAATTCAACATCAGACAATGTGGTATTAAATTCTCAAGGAGGAATTCATTTATCTACACCTGCCTCTATAGGTAATATAAATTTAGACTCTAATGTAGTAACAATGGATTCTAATTTTATTTATTTAGGGAATCAAAGTGTAGCTATTGAACCTTTAGTATTAGGAAATAGATTATTAGATACATTAAGACTATTATTAGAATCATTTTCTAGAATAAATGACGCTTTAATAGTCGCACAAACAGATATAGCAAACAAAGATTCATATGCTACATTGTTTAGATTAAATACTACTGCTAAAATAATTAAACCAACATTAGATGAAATTAAAAAATTGTTAGGAGTAAGTAATAAAGATAGTATAATTTTGTCTAAAACTACATTTACAAAAGAATAATGGCAATAAAACCTAACCCCCAGTCTGCTAAAGCTACAGGTGATTTATTAGTTAATTTAGGGATACAATTAGCTGTAAAAGTAGTTCCTCCATTAGTTAAAATGGCAACTGATGCAGGTATAGAAGCTTTAAAAGGATATTTTAAACAACCGGAAGGATGCCCAGCAAACGACAAAATATTAGAACTTATAAATATAAGAAACAACATTTTAAAAGTATTAAACCCAACTAGTAAAACAATTGAAGCATTAGTTAAAACATTAGATATAGCTAGTACTACCTTAAACATTACTAAAAATATAGTAACTGTATCATCACAGATAATAGATGCATATGTTTTAGTTGCCCCTAAGGTAGTGCCTCCACTTCCTGTACCTCCTAATATATTTACTACAAAAACAAATATAGATGATACTTTAAACCCTATATTAAATAGTCTTACCAACCGCGTAAATATAACAAACATAGCAGCCAATATTGTTTATAACATTGTAATAAAAATAATAGAAGTATTAAATGCTATAGATCTTCATATAAACGAATGTTCTGATCCAAATAATCCACCTCAATTAACCCCAATTGATTCATTTGTTCAATCTGTTTTTGACAAATACCAAGAATCTCTTACGTCACAGGTTGATGTATATACAGCATATAACACAACATATAATGGATTTACATTAGAAATAGTTACTGGATCGTATGCTCCTGCTGCAAGTTCACCTAAATTAGTTACTGCCAAAGCTGTTGGTAAAAATTTTGGAGGTATTCCTATTATAGAAACAGAATATTCTTTTACTACTACTCCTCAAGTTTTAATAGATGAACTTAAAATTAGAATAGATACAGAAAACTTAAAAGCATATTGATATGGCATCAACAAACGTTACAAATATAAAAAATGCATTTACGTTAAGTAGTACTTTAGGAGCAGACCCGGGTAATCAAACCTCTAAAGATCCTACGTCTAATACAGATCCTAATGACCCTACAAAGTTAATTAGTTTAAACCCACTTCCTCTTAAAATTACAGAAGATAACTATGATTATACAAGTAAAAATCCTGAATCTGATATAAATTATACTACAAGAACATCTATATTAACATTAAAGGGAGAAGCAGTTTTACCAATATTTTATCAAACTGGTTGGTATTCAACAGTTACAGGCTCCAACGCATCATATAATATCAAAAACGCCTCAGTCGAACCTGGATCTGCACCAAACAACGAAACAATAGCAAATGTTTTATATGCTTGGTTAGATAAAATTTTTATAGAGTTTGGAGAAAGAATGATAGTTGATGACTTAAATGCTGTTACTACTTTTAATTTTAATTTTTCAAGTCAAGAATCTGCTATTCCTAATTCTGATAATGAAAAAGCAGGCAACCCTCCAGGAAGCCCAAAGGCATTTACACCCCTTATTACAAATGCTCCGGGTACACTATCTGCCGCTAGATTTAAGTGGATAGAATATTTTATAAAAGAATATATTAAAAATTTAAAGGAAAGATTTCAAAAAAATAATTTTTATAAAAATGAAGACCATAAAAAAGTTATTGAAGGATTATCAGATCCCAACTCAAAACTAAAAATATCAGTTAATAATAATCCTATATGGGGGTATACACCGTATTCTACTACTAAATTAGATTTTGACAATCAAACTCATGCAAATTTATATAAAGGAAAAAATATAACACAATTTTATGATATTAAAAATATTCCTTTATATTTTAGAGATGGAAGTGCAAATGCAACTTTATTTCAAGCTGGGAAAAATTCTTCCCCTGATTCCACTACTACAATACCTAAGCCTATAAGTGAAAAAGCCTCAAATAAATCTTTTAATCAATTATTTGATGAGCTTAGTCAAAGATATACTAATGAACAAAAATCCAATATACAATTTATTGCTAATATAAATAAAACAGAAAGATTAATAAAATGTGGTGAAAGTAGAGGAGGAGGGAATGGTATATTTGCAGACTCTTCAAAAGGATATAATACTCCAATTATATTAAAAAATGTTCCAAATGATCTTATACCTCTACTTTCATTTAAAGGAGAAGCATATTATATCCCTGATCGTTTTGGTGACCTTCCATTTTACAATTCAAATGCAAGTTCTCCACATGAATTATTTATACTTTCTCTTATAATAGCTATCCATAGAGAAGCATTTACAAATTCTAAGGGAGAAATAATGCCTGCTTTTGATAAATTAAATAATGTTAAAGGATTTAAAGGAGTACCCATTAATACTCTTTTTGACCAATGGAACCATCCACTAATGAACAAAGCATTACAAGCAGTTAGATTACTTACTGTTCTTACGAGTGATCGATTAAAACAATATTCTAATTTAGCTCAAAATATATTTAAATATAATAGTGACGCAAGTAATAGATATCGTAATGCAAATTTTCCTGGTGGAGATTCTTCATCTCCAGATATTAAAGCTAATAATAACTTAATAGCTTTACTTATAACAGCTATTCAACTTAAAGACCCCGTTTCTAATTATTGGCAAAATCTTTTAAATGGTTTAAATGCGGTTAAAGTTTCCGTTAAAGATTCATCTACTCCTATTTCTTTAAAAGACAAATTTATAAAAGAAGGCCTCCCAGATATTCAAAGTAGTGATAAAGCAATTTTTACTGTTCCTTTGATAGATAATAAATATAAAAGAGAATTTGACGGTAGTATTCAAATTCCAACTTATGGAATTTTAGGTGCAACTGTTTATGATTATAAACGCAAATGTAAATCTTAATTAATAAAATTTTAATACTTTCAATATTTATAACAAATGAAAACCGACATCCTTAAACAACTTATCAAAGAAGCAGTAAAAGAAGCAATTCACGACGAATTGAAGGACATTTTACTCGAGGCTGTAAAGGCACCAAAAATGCCAGTTAACGAATCAACTACATTAAACTTTACAACCAAAAACATACCACATCAAGCACCTAAACCAGCTATAGATACTAAAAAGGCATATATGGATATACTAGGTGAAATGGCTCAAGGTCCATCTTCGGGCTTTGCTGGTGATTTTAAAGTTAATGGACCTGTAAATACAATGTCTGAAGGTAGTTCATTGCCAGATGGACAATTAGGTTTAGATCAAATAATGGGACTAATAGGTAAGAAATAATGGCTTTTGGTGCTAAAAAAATATTTCCAATAGATCAACGCCCCGGCACCGCTGTAGGTGTGGCTGTTCCTTTTAATGCACCAAATGTTTTTCCTTCTACATATACTACTAAAGATGCTATACGTAATAATTTGTTAAATTTCTTTTTAACAAATACTAATGAAAGATATTTAAACCCAAATTTTGGTTCTAATTTAAGAGCACTTTTATTTGAACAAATAACAACTGGAAATCTTGAGTTTTTACAACAAAATATTCAAAATCTAATAGCAAAATATTTTTCAAATATAAACGTAGAAAATATAGATATTACTCCACAACAAGATTCAAACGAAGTGTTTGCAAAAATTACATATAGTATCATAGATACAGGAATAGTAGACAACATACAAATAGGATTTGCATAATGGCATCAAATAAAAATATAAAATATTTAAACAGAACTTTTGACGATTTTAGGGCTAGTTTAATAGAATACACTAAAACATACTTCCCTACAACATACAACGACTTCAGCCCCGCATCTCCAGGTATGATGTTCATGGAGATGGCTGCGTATGTAGGTGATGTTTTATCGTTTTATTTAGATAATCAAGTACAAGAAAACTATTTACAATTTGCTCGTCAATCAAACAATTTGTTTGAATTAGCATATATGTTTGGTTATAAACCAAATGTGGTTGGGGTAGCAACTACAAATATAGATTTTTACCAAAAAGTCCCTTCAATATTATCAGGATCTCAATACGTTCCAGATTTTAATTATGCATTATTTATTCCAAATAATTTCACAGTATCAACAACTGTAAGTAATCAAACATCCCCAATTGTTTCATTTTTAGTAGCAGATGCTGTAGATTTTTCAGTTTCAAGCTCTACAGACTTTACTGAAATATCTGTATATGAAGTGTCAGGTAACAACCCAGTATATTATTTACTTAAAAAGAGTAGAAAAGCAGTTTCATCAACAGTAAATAGTACTACATTTTCTTTTGGTTCACCTGTTAAATTTAGTACAGTAAATATTGTGTCTGATAACATGATAGGAGTATTAGATTGTGTTGACTCAAACGGAAATATTTGGTATGAAGTAGATCATTTAGGTCAAGAAATGGTATTTAATTCTATTAAAAATACTAATGTAAATGATCCTAATTTATCATTATATAGTGATGCTCCTTATCTTTTGAAACTAAAAAAGATTCAACGTCGTTTTACAACTCGTTTTAAAAATTCTACAACACTGCAATTACAATTTGGAGCGGGTACAGCTGCAGATTCGGATGAAGAAATAGTACCTAACCCAGATAATATAGGTATTGGTTTACCATTTGAACAAACTAAACTTACAACAGCATTTTCTCCATCTAACTTTTTATTTACTAAAACATATGGTATTGCTCCATCAAATACTACTTTAACAGTTAGATATTTAACTGGAGGAGGAGTAGGAGCAAATGTAGCAGCTAATACTATTACTAAAATAAATGTTAATGCTAGATTTTTAAACCAAAATTTAGACGCTAACACAGCAAACGACATATTTGGGTCTTTAGCAGCTACAAATCCAATAGCCGCTAGTGGAGGTGGAGACGGAGATACAATTGAAGAAATTAGACAAAATTCTATGATGAATTTTTCTACTCAATTGCGAAATGTTACTCAAGATGATTATTTAGTTAGAGCAATGAGTATGCCTTCAATATATGGAAACATTGCTAAAGCATTTATCGAACCAACTAAAATTAAAAATTTATCGGCTGGTGAATCAAATTCAGTTTTAGATCTTTATATTTTGACATTTGATGTAAATCGAAATTTAATTGCCCCATCTCCATCACTTAAACAAAATCTTATAACGTATTTATCTCAATATAGAATGTTAAATGATTCTATTAACATTAAAAATGCTTACGTTATTAATATAGGAGTTAACTTTGATATAATTGTTTTGCCTAATTATGTTAGTACAGATGTAATAACAAGATGTATAAATAGTTTACAAGTATATTTTAATATAAGTAATTGGCAAATTAATCAGCCTATTATTTTAAGAGATTTATATGTTTTATTAGATAGAGTAGAAGGAGTCCAAACCGTTAAAAATCTTGAAATAGTAAACAAAACAGGAATAGAATCAGGATATTCTTCGTATTCATACGATATAAAAGGAGCTACATCAAACGGTGTACTTTATCCTTCACTTGATCCTATGATTTTTGAAGTAAAATACCCAAACACAGACATTCAAGGTAGAGTAGTACCATTATAAAAATAAAATGGCAGTATATAAAATATTCCCAACAAAAGACGCTACAATATACACAGCGTATCCTGATGCAAACTCTGGATTAGATGAAATTATTGAAACTTCTTTAGAAGTAGGAGCACTAATGTTTCCTGCTCCCCAAGCTAGTAGATTTTTAATCCAATTTCCTTCAGATGAAATATCTGATGTTTTAGTTAATAAAGTTTCTAGCTCACAATGGCAATCAAATTTAAGATGTTTTATAGCAAATGCTGAAGGTTTAAATTTAGACACTACTTTAGAAATATATCCTGTATCTCAATCTTGGGAAATGGGAGTAGGAAAATATGCAAATGTTCCCAAAACAACAACTGGTGTAAGTTGGATTTGGAAAAATTATTTAAGTGGAAGTAAATGGATATCAGGATCATTTAGCCCTGGAACTACAGGTTCATATTCATCTACTGTGGGTGGAGGTACTTGGTATGTAACATCAAGTTTATCTGCATCTGTAACATTTGGTTATTATACTGATAAAGACATTAATGCTAATGTAACTAATATAGTTAGAGCTTGGTATAGTAGTTCTATTCCAAACAATGGATTTATTATTAAACAAGCTTCTGAATTTGTAGATAACGAAGATATCCAACCCAAATTAAAATACTTCTCAGTAGATACTCATACGATATATCCTCCATGTTTAGAAATTAGATGGAATGATTATACATTTAATACTGGTTCTAGTGGATTAACATTTATAACTTCATCTCAAATAGTAGCTACTTTTCCTAATAACAAAGGATTCTTTGAAAAGGATAGTATTGAAAAGTTTAGATTAGACGTGCGCCCACAATACCCCGCTCGTATATTCCAAACTAGTTCATTTTATATTCAAAACTATTATTTACCAACTGCATCTTATTATGCTGTAAAAGATTTATATACAAATGAATTTGTAATTGACTTTGATACAACTTATACTAAAATAAGTGCAGATAGCCAAGGTAATTATTTTATGATTTATATGAACGGCTTAGAGCCAGAAAGATATTATAAATTTTTAGTTAAAACTTTAATTAATGGAGAAACATTAATTTTAGACGACAATTATTATTTTAAAGTTGTTAATGAATAATGGCACAAGAAAAAATAATCTTATCTAAAACAGGTTATAATCCTACTCAATTTAGTAAGGTTATAAACACTACTTTTTCTCAAACAGTTTCTCCTACCCCACCAATTGCATCAAACCCAATTGCCACAGTAAATGATTTTTTTAATGCTTACGATACTTTATTTTTTAGTATTCCTATAACTGGAGAAACTAATTCACACGAATATTTAGTTAAAAGAAGCTCAGAATATGTTGGGGGAGAATCAATAAACGAAACTATTCAAGCATTAATAAATGAAATTAATAATCTTAGAGCAGAAAATTTAGAAACTTTTACTCAACAAAACGAATTAATTAAATTACAATCTGAAAATGAATTATTAAAAGCTCAAATAAGCGCATTATCAGGTTCTTCTAGCTAAAATAAATGGCCCAAGATATTATAAATATAAACCAAATAGACGCATTACAATATCAATATCAAACTTTTGATAGTGATGTTTCTTATGTACAACAAAGTGACCAAACGGGTATAGATTTTACTTTAAACCCAAATAACTATGTTGAATTATATGTTTATAATTCTCAAAACGTATTAGTAAACCAAGTATCTCCTTTTGTAGATTACAATATTGTAGGTATAGAAGTAGTAGTTGATCCTCAAAAAGATTTAGAAAATTTAGGATATTCTGAAGGGAAACATGTTGTATATTATAATTTTTTAACTCCACTTTTAGGAGATAGTACCAACCCATTATACATCTCATCTATCAGCTCAGATAGAACAGAGATTATATTAAAACAATTAAATCCACTAAATAACACAATCACATCAGATGCCCCACTTCAACAAGCTACTAATGATGACAGTTATTTTTATTTAAATTTTGGTGGAAATACATTATTAATAGGTGTAAATAGTTTATACAATAACAATACTGCAGACCCGGCAATTGCAATTAAATTATATAAACCATTACCTGCAGGATTTAGTGTTAACAATACATGTTGGGTTGTAGATAATGTAGCATCTCCTATAGCATATTCGGTTGAAATACAATCTGTTTTTACTCCTGAAGAAACAGTATTTAACAGAATAGCAGGTCCTAATTTTAATATTGATATTCAAAATCAAATAAATAATTCTACTTCTTATCTTAACAAGAACATATTAACTCAAAATACTTCACTTTTAGGGTCAGGTAGTATATATTATCAATTAAACAGTATTTTAGCAGAAAAAGGAATAGAAATAAATGTAGACTATTCTGATTACGCTAACTTTATTCATTTTTCCTCAGCTCAAACTCGTTTAGAAAATTTTTATTATAAACTTTCTTTAATAGAAACATATACTTCTAACGCTACTTTAGCTAGTGCTTCTATAAATAACAATTATTATGTTTCTAGTAGCTATAACATTTGGCAAAATAAAATAAATGAAATTATAACTAATTTTGACGGTTATGAATATTATTTGTATTATGAATCAAGTAGTACTGCTTGGCCCAAAACAAATAACTCTATTCCATACATAAATGCTTCTACCACTTCACCATCAGCATTAAGTTGGTTTGCAACACAATCTGTGTATGCCTTAGAATATGATCAAAATACTAATAAAGATGCTTTAATTTTAGACATACCTGATTATTTAAGAGAAGATGACAACAATAGTAAATATCTTTTATTTACTCAGATGGTGGGTCAACATTTTGATAATGTTTGGCTATATTTAAAAGATATAACAAATAAATTTGATGCAGATAATAGATTAGAATATGGTGTTTCTAAAGATATAGTAGCTCAAGCTATTAGAGATTTAGGAGTAAAATTATACCAAAATAACTTTTCAGACGCAGACGTATATTCAGCATTGTTAGGTATAACCCCGTCAGGCAGTACTTTACTAATACCAAATGCAACTTCATCTTTACCAGTTCCTTCAGGATCAGGTTTAGAATACGTAAACACTTATGTTACTGCTTCTGCCACAGGTTCGATATTACCACTAGATAGTGTAAATAAAGAAATTTATAAACGAATTTATCACAACTTACCTGTATTATTAAAGAAAAAGGGTACACCTGAAGGTTTAAGGTTGTTAATTAATTTATATGGTATTCCTGACACTATTCTTAGAATAAATGAATTTGGTGGTAAACTTAAAGCAGCATCTAGTTGGGATAATTTTCAAGATACATTTAATTATTCATTTGATGTTTATGGAAATGGGTATGTTAAAACAACATACACCGCTTCATCAGCTGGGGTTGATCCTAAAACTATAGCTTTTAGATTTAGTACTCATGGTGTTCCATCTACAAGTTCGTATCAAACACTTTTAAAAACAAACAATTATTCTATTGTTTTAGATTATACGGCTTCTGGTCTTAGTAGTGGTTCATACTCAGGCTCTATAGTTAACCCTTATGATTACTACGGAACATTAAAATTTATAAACACAGTTAGTGGATCATCTGCTAGTGTTTACTTACCGTTTTTTGATAACGGATGGTGGTCAACAATGTTAGTAATGAGTGGTTCTACTCAAACATTATATGCTAAAAATAACATATATTCCAACTACGACGGAAATACAATTGGCTTTCAAGCATCTGCTTCTGTAACAGGTAGTTTAGGGACAGCAACCGGATCTTTATATTTATCTAATTCTGGTAGCCAAACAATATCAGGCAGAGCATACCTTCCATTCTCAGGTTCATTCCAAGAATTAAGAATGTACACCACATACTTACCCCAGTCTTCATTTAATGATTATGTGATGAATCCTTATTCTATAAAAGGAAACTCAATTACGGGATCAGAATCAGCATTTAGTGCTTTAATATTTAGAGCACCATTAGGAACAGTATTAGATAATAGTGCTTCTCTTACTACTAGAACTTCAATTCATCCTTCAATTACTCAATATCCTGTTACTCAATCGTTTGTAACAGGAAATAGTACATATTATTTATCTGGGTCATTTAGTTTTGTTTCAAACGAAGAAACTATTTATCAAGATCAACCTATTGCTGGTATTAAAAACGCAATAACAGAAAAAATTCAAATAGCTCCTACTAACGAGCCTTCAGGAAGTGTATTATCTCAATACATTACTGTTCAACAAAATTCATACTCAGAAGTTTATACACCAGATGTAGATTATGTTGAAGTAGCATTTTCTCCTCAAGACGAAGTTAACGACGATATTATATCTCAACTTGGATATTTCAATATAGGTAATTATATTGGCGACCCAAGACAAATGTTAGATACAATTCCAAATTATCCTGATTTAGATAGATTAAGAGATGAATATTTCTCTAAATATACTCATAATTATAATTTGTGGGATTATATTAGATTAATTAAATTCTACGATAATTCTTTATTTAAAATGATTAAGGATTTTGTACCTGCTAGAACTAGTTTAGCTACAGGGATTGTGATAAAACCTACTTTATTAGAAAGAAGGAAATACCCACAACCTAGAACAAGTGCAAACAGTGTAATAGCATATGTAGGAGATCCATTAGTCAAAATTAATAATATACCTAACTAATGACTTCATCATTTTATAGACCGCCAATAAAAGACATTACAATTACCTCTTCTATAGGTCGTAAGTCTTCATCTTTATATTATGGGCAAACAACACCCCAACCTCCCTCAGATTTTGAATCATTTCCTATAGAAGCAATAAGTAGCAGTACAGCAGGTGTATTTCCTGATTTACGTGGTAGTATTTCATCTTCAAATTATTATATTAATATTACTCAATCTTGGTCTAGTTCAATTTTAGGACCTTTAGGTTATGGAGTATTTGTAAATGACGATCAAAAAGAATTTTATAATGGTGAATTAAGTGGTTCTAATTTAACAATATCTGATCAAAGATTAATAGACGAAAATTGTGTTCAATTTTTAGAAGTTGATACAACACTTATTCCTTATTTTGTTAAATTCTTTTACACGTATACATCTGCATCTACCGCAATTCCTAACAATAATAATACATATGCCGCTATAACAGTTGATGAATTTTTAAACACATCTGTATCTCCTAACCAGGGCGAAATGTATGTTTTATGGAGATATATCCCTCCAGTTAATCCTGCAAACCCAAGTATCCAAGATATGGGTGGAAGTGGTGGTGGTGGAGGACCTATAGCATAAAATGGTTTAATATTTATTAATATGGCAACAATAGTAGGACCCAACGGAGAAAATTTAGATCAAACCGGTGTAATTTATATTAAAATAAATAGAACCGACATTAGTGGCTCTAACCATACATTATCTTTACAATCATTAGAACAACTTCGTCTTTTAACAAGAGATAAAATAACATCAGCCGCATCTAAAGCCTCAGCTTCTTTAAGTATCAACACATATCATAATACTTGTGCGTCTGTAGGTTCAAGTTCATTCAAGATCAACAACATTACATTTGTTTTAACTGGTAGTGCGGGTGGAACCAATACTAGTACTACACTTTATATAAAAAGTGGATCTACATCTTTTAGTTCCTCTTTATCTCTACAAAATACTATAAACGCATATTCTCCAATTTATCCTTATAATAATTCGTTAGGTGATATAGTAGCAAGTTTAGGTCCATCAAAATCTAATCCTATTTTAATTTTAACCTCAAAAACCCCAGGAAACGGAACGTCAGGTTCATTTTCAGGAAATTATAACTATACAGTTAGTGATGGATTTGGAATAGGAATTCAAACATACTTTGCTGGTGGAGCTAGTTTTCAATTAATATCATCTTCATCTATTTTAGATTACAGAATATTATCTATATCTGAATTCCCAGATTATTATTTGTATCTAATTCAACCAAATTATAATACATCATATGCTGACAATTGTGTAGGAAGCTATGATTTTAATGGTTCTAGAGGCGGTTATAATGCATATTATAATGCTCCTCAAATTCTACCTTGGACCACTACAACTACTAACCCCTCAGGGTATATGAATACCTCATCTGGTTATTATACTTTTGGGGATACTCCAAATGTTGGATTTAACTTAACGGCATCCGCATACGCTACTAGTACTAATATTCGTTTATCAATTGTACGAAATCCATTAGCATTTTTACTTGGCCAAACCGGAAATTATACCATATTAGCTTCACAAACTTCAACAATGGCAGAAACATTAACTATAACTGCTTCATTGGGGAATATACTTCCTCCTACTTCTAGTTACCCTATAGAAGGAAGCACTTATGGAGTCTGTGTAGACCGCCCTAGTTATACAGCTTCCCCTTCAACAATTTTAAGTGCAACTTTTACATTAACCGCGTTATCTGCTTCTGCATCTAATTTACCTATTACTGTACTATCCCCATATTTTTCAACTATATTTAGAAATAGTGATTGTGATGTTACAATGAACAATGCTATTGAAGATAGAGTTAGTTTAATTTACCAACAAATAGACTACAGTACATCTACAACTACCCCAGTTAATTTTCAAGCTATTGTTTCTGGGTCAGCTAATTATGCTCAAGTAAATGATTTTAATTATTATTCTACCCCAAGAGCATTAGCAAAATATCAAGGCGCTAAATTAGAAACAAATATATTAAACCGTTGGATCCCAGAAGATATATCTGGTCCTGGTAGAATTCCAAACGTTCAACTTTTAGAAAATTATTTTATTTATTTTGATTGGATTGGAGGAACTACCCCAGATCTTATAGGTAAATCAGCAGCACATGTTAGAGCCTTAATTGATATTGACGGAAACATATACGAACCATCAGATGTAGGAATATATTTTGATAGTTATATTAGAACATTTATTAAAGGAAATAAGGTTAATGTTATAACTAGAGCAACTGATAATTCATATCCTTCTAATGGTATACAAAGTATTTTATACCCTTATAATTTCCCAGTTCCTATAATTGCGTCTCAAACAGGAAGCCAACCATCAGAAACTGTATCATTAACATCAATAGCATTTTTTAAATACCCAGATTATTACGATAATGTTGTATCATATTATAATAGTACTACTATAAATAGTTTTAGAAGTTTATGGACAGGTAGTGGGGCTTCTAGTTACAATAATAATTCAAATTCTCACCCCGTTCCTAGAAATTATACTCAACTCCCATTAAATGGAAGTGTATATGCTAATAACACCGCTATTACCGGCTCAAATAATATTAGATTTACTACTGTAAGTAATAAAACTAGAGCAAAATTTACAGCAATACTAGATAATGTTTTACTATTCAATTATAGTGATGAATATGAGGGAAATCCTGGAGGATCACTTCAACAACAAGTCCAAAATAATACAGTTGTAACTTTCAATGCCCAAATCCGCCAATTCCCCACAGGAAGTAATTATAACACACTTGGTTTATCTGAACTAATAGCATCTGTTAATTTTGAAGTTCGTGGTGACAATCAATATACTTTTGGTCCAAGTAGTGGGGACGCATCTGGTGTAAAAGTATATAAACCCTATACTTTTTCTTTATCAACAGATTGGATAAATACAGATTCTTCAAAAGCATATTCTATAATATTTAAAATAATACAAATAGTTGGACCAAACGTTAAATATACTGATAAAGAAATCGATAATGGAGGTAAAATTACTTCAAAAGTAGGTGAGGAAGGATTAACAGCTATTTCATCCAAAATACTATCTAAAATGGGCGTTTTTATTCCTAACCCTCAATTAAAGATAGAACAAGAAAATACTTCGTACGCAACAGCCTCCTACAACCCGGGAAGTTCATTATACTACTGGACAACTGGATCAGATAAAAATATATTATACGGTCCTCAATTTACCGAAAAAATATACAAACAAACAGACGTTGGAGCATTGTTTCAAGCCTGGACTCCTTCAGGAAGTGAAAAAAATGCTGGATACGGAGATTATATACCATTCCAAATATATCCTGGAGATCAAATTAGATTTGAGGGGGATGAATCCCAAGTATATAATGTAATAGAATCATACCCTCCAGGAAATATAGCGACGGGTACTCCTACACCTACATCATCATTTTACAATCCATATTTACAGTTAAAACTAGATCGTCCAATTATAGATGGAACAGAAGTAAATTCATTTTTAGTTAGAAGATTAGAAGTAAATCCATCATTTATGGTTTTAGATTGGGATGGTGCTGAATATAGAGGTGGTGGTGGATTTATAGTACCTCAATATATGGCTAAACGTGGATCAGATATGGATTATAATAAAGTTATAACAAGTTTAAAAGAAAAAGGAATAATACCATCTTAATAAGAATATAAAACATTAATATTTATAATAAAAATACACAAAAATGGGATATCTAAATAATAGCGTTATTACAGTAGACGCAATTTTAACATCTAAAGGTCGCCAATTAATGGCAAGAAATGACGGATCATTTAAAATTACTCAATTTGCTTTATCCGATGACGAAATCGATTATACATTATATAATCCAAATCACCCATCGGGCTCAGCATACTACGGTGAAGCTATTACAAGTATGCCTTTATTAGAAGCATTTCCTTTAGATACTCAAATAATGAAGTATAAATTAGTTACTTTACCTCGTGGAACAGCTAAATTACCTATTCTTGATTTAGGTACTAACGTTATAAGTTTAAAACAAGGAGCATCATATACTATGAATCCTCAAACATTAAACTATAATTCACAAGTAGAATCAAGTGGGTATATGGTTACTGTTTCTGATGCTAGATTATTAGGATCATTTGTAGCAACTGGAGTAACAAACGCCCCAACCGGATCTAATGTTACTGTAACATCTGGTACTAACGTGTCTCAAACAGTAGTAGGCACTTCTATTACATTTAGAGCAACAACTTTAAACACATTATACCCATCAGGTTCAACTACAGGAGCTGTACTTAATGCTACATTAACTGTAACTGGAAAAGACAGTGGAGCTCGTTTAACAATTCCTTTACAAATAGTAAAACTATAATATAATTTAATATGGCATACCAATCAATACCAGCAGAAGATTTTGTAGTAAGCTCAGAAGCAGTAGCATCAGCAACATGGACTGGTGGAGCACCAACACTAACAAATTTTTATACTTCATCTACTCAAGAATCAGCTGCATCTGGAGATTTTTATCTTAATGTTTACCAAACATCATCTACTTTAAATTCATCAGAAGTTCAATTTGCTCTTACATATGGTAACAAATTTGGATACGGATCTACATACTACAACCCCGCAGTATCAGGTTCTACCCCAACTTCAACAACCTATGGTCAATATCGTACATTAATAAATGGAGATGAAAACACAGATTTTGTTTTTGGAGCAGCAGGATCAAATAACCAATATACTTCTACAGATTTTTGGGCTATTAATGTTGATAGAAATCGTTATAGAGAATCTTTACTCCCAGGTGCTTTAACTTTAAAATTATCTGGAAGTGGAATATTATCATTAACAGATGATAGTTTAGTAACTAATACAGTTATATTTAAAGACGCAGGACGTGTATTTCAATTAGTTAGTGGATCAGCAGGTAGTATATATACTGGAGTGAATGCTTATGGTTATCAACCATTCTCTGGTTCGTATGGATGGTTACTACCCGATATTGGGGTAATATTATTAAACCCAAAAGCATTATCTGCTTCAATAGGTTTAACCCCAAACACTTCATCTAACACAGATGGTTTAAACTATAGAAAAATATACACCGCTGTATCCGGAGGTGCATTATTTACATTAAAAAGTCAAGAAACCATATCCGCAGATTATGTATTTGTTAGAGTAAAAAACGCTCAATACAACTATACAGAAAATCCAAGCTTTACAAATGCATCAACTGGTGAAGTAAATTATCCTATCTTTATAAACAATCCTCAAACATATATTACAACAATTGGGATGTACAACGATGCTGGTGATTTATTAGCTGTAGCTAAAATGTCAAGACCTTTACCTAAAGATTTTACTAAAGAAGCCTTAGTACGAGTAAAATTAGATTTCTAAGATGAATGGGTGCGTTCAAACAATTTTTAGCATCTGATATTATTGTAACTCCCTTAGAGGTAAATAAAGATTTTACCTTTCAAGGAGACTTGGTTTTTACTGATTCAAATGTTGGAATTGATAGATTCTTAGGACGAAATTTTTTTAAAACATCCTCAGTATTTGAAGCCGGCGTATATGGATCATCTACATATGATAGTCTTAACTCTATATATGGTGGAACAGATATACCCACAGGAGAAATAGCTCCTATGGACTTTGAAAGTCTAGTTTACTATTCAGTTAGACATCTTTATTATTCAAATTATTTGTCTTCAAGTTATGGGGATAATGCCCCTACAGCATCCATTATATTAGGCGCTATACCTGAAGGTAATGTATTAACAGGAAGTTTTAATGGTCCTAGATACGATAATTACTTACAAACAACATTAACATACCCAAAATATTTTCCTACCACTTCAAAATTTACAAATAATGAAGAAACAGTAGGCATAGGAGTAATTTCTATCCCTACAAAATTATACGGAGACTATATCCGCCCAGGATCATTTTATTTTTCAGCTGAAAGTGGTAGTTTAACAGACGATGGAGAAGGAAATATATATTTTAGTTCTAGTTTAACTACTAGTTCTGTAATGGTAGGTAATATATTTTATCCTCATGGAATGGTAGTTTTAACAGGTAATCCAACCGTATTTTCATTAAGTGATTTATATGGATATTCGGTTTATGGAGTTACACCATATGGTGAAGGAGAATATAGTAGCCCGGGTGTTTCATTTTTTCCAAGTTTACTTAATTTTGTGTCATCATCTAATGCTACTTGTTCATTTTCAAGTTCATATACTATATATGAAACACAATATAAATGTACTATTGGAGAGAATGAATTTAATTTTACATTAAACCCAACAATATCCTCAGGTAGTACATCATATACAAGTTCAAACGGAACATTTTACACACCAGATGAAAATTTAGTAGGTTTTGCTACTGCTTCTTATTTTAATCCTTATATTACTACTGTTGGTTTGTATGATGAACAACAAAATTTATTAGCAATAGGTAAATTGTCTCAACCATTACCTAGTTCACCTACAACAGATACTACAATAATTATAAACATAGATAGATAAAAAATGAACAATTGGTTATACAATAACGAGGTTATAGAAAAATTAGAAGACTTTCCTGAAAACACTTATGGGTTTATTTATATAGTAACTCATAAACCTACAAAAATGTCTTATATAGGTAAGAAAGCACTTTACCATAACCTAACAA